TTCCATCGTATCTCCGATCGACCGCCATCGGCCGCAGCACCGACGAAACTAGCCGTGCGATTCGGCGAATAGCCCGACAAACGACGGATGCGACGCCGCGCCCTGGCACGTCACGGAAGCCTACCAATCGCACCATTTAGACAGATGCCAACTCGACAACAAGGGACCCACTGCGCGGAAGCGTCCGCGTGATCGCCCGCGACAGCCGGCCCGGGCGACTTGCGCGGCGATTCGTATGAGCGTTTCTGTCCTGATTCCAGTACTTGCAGCCCTCGCCGGTGCAGCAATCGGTGGGCTTGTTGCCGAACTGCGTCAAGGGCTACAGATCAGTCGCGACAACCGCAAGATTCGTAATCGTGTCCTCTATACTCAGCTCGATGTTTGGCACACGGTGTCGTGGGCTGATCCCGAAGTTTTGCTAAGTGCGGCCCCCAAGATTATGGCGGGGGCTTTGGGGATTCCAGAAGCCGACATTCAGAGTGCTTTTAAAGAGTATCCTGCGGTTGAAGGCTTGTGGCGACAAGTGTTGCCGCAGTCCATTCCGACCGATCTTGAACGCAGATATCAGAACGCGGTTGACAGCCTCGCCGACGTCAACCCGCTTCTCGCCTATCAGTTGAGCGGACGTCCGGAATTGAACACGTTCAGCAAAGCCTGGCTCTCAAGGATCGACGCATTTACAACTGAGATTCAGGCGTCAGAGCAGGACCGACGCACTTTAGCCGCATTCAGCCCGCCCCTTGACCGAGAACTGCGCGCACGACTTCTCGAAACTCTCGAAGACGATATTCGCGATGTAGCGCGCGCGATCAGTTGGTTGCGCCGACGTCAGGTCAGCAAAACGATCGAGCGTGGAAAGATGGGCGCGACGGGTATTGCGGACCGGGAACTTGAGAAGGTCATCCAGCGGCTATTCGTCTCAGCCGGGGTCAGACCGTCTGACATGATCACCCCGACGAACGCCGCGACTCCGACGGGAACCCGGCAGACATCTGATTGACGGCGAGCAGCTGAGACAATAAGCGAACTTCTGCGAACCTAGGCGGAACGCTGCTCCAGGTCGCCCTGCCCGGTGTTTCGCCGAGTTCACTGGGGCGGATGTACCGCGAGCACTCCGCCAGCCACCAACCTTTCGACAACGTCCTTCGCAAATTTGGCAAGGAGTTGGTCGTTGGTTGCTGCGATCCGGGTCAGATGTGTAGTCGCCGTCCAGGTAAGTTCATCACTCGCGACGTCCACCACCTCGCTGAAGAGCGTGAATTCGTTCTGCCTCGACGACGTGCTCGTCTCGGATGTTGCATCGCAGGCCGTGCCAGCCCAGCTCGTGGAGCAGGATGCTTTCCCAGAGGTCGATGTTGTCGTCCTCGGCGCAGCGCTCGGTCCATCCTTGAGGAACAGAACCGCATCGATATTGTGTGATCGCAACGTCCTGAGAATCTCAGAGTCACTCACCGCGCGCCCAGGAAGGAAGAGCGCGTGGCCTGGGACGATCACGGCGCCGACGTCAAGCGCTGCTCGAACAAAGCTCGATTCCGCCTCCTGCTTGATTCGCAGATCGGCGGTCGTGGCCATGACGACGACGCGCGAGTATTGTTTGGGCGCCGATCCGGGCAGGCCCTGGGATGCCGTTTGAACGGAGGCGCAACTAGCCGTTAACAATAGGGCCACGAAGAGAAACTGCCGATGCATCGGGGTGTCTCCAGAAGGCGGGGATGTATCTCGCAGACGCGCTGCTGGCGAGTGTAGTAACGAGAGCCCGGGGACGGCTACGCTTCATTCCCGCACGGACACACGGTGATTTATTAAGACATACTAATGTGCGAAGCCTCTCGAGGATTCGTCGTCTGATATGCCAAGGTCTCGTCCGTCTACAACGCGGAGCGACGAAGACCGAGCCGGCGTCACAAGTACCAAGCCTATCCTGTGACTGGCCACCATTGCGGTCCGGTGGGCAGGGTCGGACCCGATGACTGGATCGTCGAGACGTTGAACGGCTGCGGACGCGGCGTCCGATAGAGCGCAGCACTATTGATCAGATTCACCGTCGTCGGTGTTGGCCCGAGCGCGCAGGGCACCTGCACAAAATTGGGGAGTGTCGCCATCAGTCGTACCGGATCGCAACGCGGGTGTTGGTGCGGATGCTCGCCGCGCCATTGCCGTCAGTCTTCCAGACCTGGCTTCCAGTTCCGCCACACTGGTAGGTGCGTGTCGCGCCATAGATCGGATAGCTGATCGTCGCCTGATCCGCAAAGTCGAGTTGGTTGACAAACATCATCCCAACGCCCGGCTGCTGCGCGACGCCCCGGAAGTGAATCGGAATTCCCACACCAACGTCCCCGCCGAACGCGGTCGCGACCGATTGGTTAGACAGCACGAACGAGATTCCGACCTCGGCTGGCGGTTGCGAGCCGCCGGCACGGATAAGGAACTTTGTCAACCTCACCGCGCTGACGCTGCCGCTTCCGTCGCCGTAGGTTAGTAGGATGCCGACGCCGGTATCTGCACCGGTCGCGTCCTTGGTGCGCTCGAGCGAGCAACACAGCATTTCAGGCTGCCCGGCGCGCACGAACATGAGCAACTGCAAGCGGCCCGCATCGGCCGACGCGTAGGAGTTCGACGCGTTCGTCCCGTTGCTGAAACTCGTCACAACCATATTGCCGACGTTGCCGGTGATCGTACCGGCGCCGTTGGTCCCCGTGCCGATAGTCACGGTGATCTGTGGCGTGTTTGCGGCGGTGCCCGAGCCGTAGTCAACACGAATAAAGACGGGCGCTGATCCTTGGAGCGTGTCGTTCATTCGGTAGATGCGATAACCGACGACGGTGTTCGCCAGCGTCGGATGTGCCGCCGTCGCGATACTTAGTTGCCCTGTGTCACCGGGATCAACCCATCCGCCGGTCGTGATGAGTGTATCATGAAGGAATTGGCACCACGCACGAAAAAGTGCGTCTGTGGTGTTGGTGCATTGCAAGGTGTTGTCAAAACGAGTTGCCACCGAATCATTCTTCTTAGACTTCCAGTTTTAGGACGCCGAGCGTCGCCGTAACCGTGCTCGTGCCGCCACTCTTGTTCATGACTGTGTACCAAATGCGTTTTTGCAGGATCGGTTCGTCATTCGCTAGAATCGCGACGGGCGAGACGTGAACGTTCTGCGCGCCGCTGCATTGGAATTCTGCTAACAGGCCGCTCCCAGGAGTGCCGAGGGTTCCCTGCGCCCGGCCCGCATCGGCGGTTTGGTCGGTGTCCGTCGCGTAGAGTCGCACCCAACAGGCACGATCAACTTCGATCGTGAGCAACGCGCCCGACGTAAACGGCATCGCGATACTCGACGCTTCCGACGCGAGACTGGCCAGCGCGGCGGTCGTGATAACAACGGGATTGCGCGACTGATTGAAGACCTGCTGTACCTCTGCGACCGTATGTGTCGAGACTTCGCCCACGGCGGTCGGCACGCTCGCGAGCGTGGACCAATCCGGAATCAAGACACTCTGCCGCTGTAGGATTTGCCGTAGCTCCCGCTGATCCTGCACGTCGTATTTCTCGGGCGGCACCGGCAGCACGAGCGGCGGCCGCACACCGGCGGCGCGCGCCATCCTAGGCCGCGTCCGCCGAGTCGGCGGCGGCCAGCCTGAGCGTGTCCACCGGTTGACGCAGCGCCTCAAGCATCAGCGTGCCCGCGTTCACAATTTGGATGTTGGGTTGCTTCGCCCCGAACTTGTCAGGGGCAAAACGTTCTGCCATCCAGTGGCGCGTCTTTACTTGCAGCCCGGCTTTCGCAACGGATGCCGGTGTCGGCTCGGCGTCATCTGCGATTTGCGCAGCCTCGTCAACTAGGGCCGACGCACTCTCGCTGCGCGCCGCTTCGAGACGTTCGCTCGCGTCGTCGCTCAGGTTGTTCAGAATGCCAGAAAGAAACGGCCGGCTGACCCCAAGTTCCTTCGCAAGACCCGAGATTCGCCCGCCGTTTGCGATGTAGCTGCAAGCGAAATCCAGTACGCTGGCATCGGCGCCGAGTTCGGCGCTCGCGCGCGATCGCAGCGCGGCCAGGGTTGCGTGCTTCATTGGTGATCCGGCCATCAGACGGCCCTCTGGTTACGAAGGGCGCGTTTAGCCAGATACGCCGTTACCGCCGACTCGACGACAGCGCGCGGGTAGAGGCGCGTACGGCCAACAACGGCAATCGGCGGGCCGAATGCGCCCGCTGTCGCAAGGGAGTATGCGTTGAAGTACGAGCCAACGCGGGGGGCGATCTCTTGAAGCGTCGTGTAATTAGAGAGCGGGTTAGGGGTAGGCATACAAAGCGTTTCTCGGGGCGTTCCTGTAGGGCATAAATATAATCAAGTTGCTACTAAATAGCTAGAAACAAAAAAAACGAGGCGCCGTGTGTTAGGCTGGTCGCGACCGCGGCCGGGGGGTCGATGCAGAAAGGGGGGGGCATACCCGGAAGTCGGCTGGGGCGCACGGACGGCGCGACTGTGCGACGGACAAGGCGTGCGACCCTGCTAATCG